GGTATCGTGACAACAATTCCGCGAAATGGCGCTGTTGTTGAATGCTATACTCGAGTTCAGCACGCTCCATTTCGTCTTTAGCATCAAGCCACTCTTCCGACCCCTCACGCAAAGCAGCGATGCGGTCCGCCATGGCCGACATATCAATTTCATAGAGACGCTCATTTAGTGCCTCTTCATTCATATATATTTCTGAGTTCACATTCAGGAAATCAGCATGGGCCTGCGCAACCTCTAATTGATTACGCTTAACAATATCTTTCAGCAAGAACTTATTATGTGCACGCGACATTTCTTCTTCCTCTCGCATGCGGTCATCACTCAGCTGACGATATTCTTCGTTATATTTCTTATAAATAGCGATTTGGTCATCAATGCCTGCAATAGCAATACGATGCTGGTCGTTAACAAATTGCCTATCCGTCTTTAGCCCTGCAGCAACAGCAGCAATATTCTGCGCCTGCAATTCATCAGTATGTGCCTTAGCAGCCTTTAATTCTGCAAGCATAGCGCGTTTTTGTTCAGCCTTTCGCCTACGTTCTTCAGCCTCACGCTTTTTCTTTGCCTTTTCATCTTCACCTCCACCTGAAGGGTCAAAGGTCCCCCCTGTTGTCTTCTTTTCCTCATCTGCTTGTTTCGCAATCTCGCTAAGCTTATCGGATATTTTTTTGTTTATATCTAATATTTGTTGTTCTTCTTTTATTCTCTTTACATTATATTCATGAACCTTTTTGTATCTTTGGAATATTTCATATTGCTCTTTAGTAATACCTCTTAATGAACCTGATACATATTTCCCATTTTCGTCAAGTTTCTGCATCTGATATTTCTCCCCATCAAAATATCGTAGAGAATATTCACCATCAAGCCCAATAGCTTTTAATTTGTTATTTACAAACTGCTGATTACCCTTTCTATGATTCAATGTATCTTCATGATCAAGGCTTTTTGCTTGAATTTCTGTAAGTTTATTGAAAGCAGCCTGTGCCTTAGCAGCTTTGATAAGGTTATCACAATAATCATCAAGAACCTTTGAATTGCTATGTATCAGCAAGCCTTCTTTTGTCAATGCTCCGTGATATTCAGGAACAATACTTTGTATCTCTTCCAAAGCTTTTTTACGGTCTTTCAACTTCTCTTTGTTATCCGTCAGCGTCTTGCGCAATAATTTCATACGCGTAATTTCTTCAGAAGTCGTTTTATTTGCTTCTTGTGTAACCTCATTCATAGCTTTTTGCGTAGCAAGCATTTCTTTTACAGCTGCAGTATTCTTCTGCATCTGTTCATTTTGACTCTTGAAATAGCCTACAAGCTTATAAATTGCATATCCAAGCGCTATGACAACCGTCAATATCGCTGTATAAGGATTGGTCAGTGAAGCTGCTCTCATTACTTCTAATGCAGCCTTAGCCTTTGATATCTGTCCCGTCAATAAGAAAAATGCAATTTTAAGCGTATTGATTGCAGCAATTCTCGCTTTCGTCCAAATCACGCTTACTTTTTGCAAAGCAAGGAGTGCATGTTCTTTCACATACCACGCATATACAGCTATTGTTCCTGCTTTATACGTAGCAGTAAGGACAGCGACTACTGTAGTTAATGCAATAATGCCCTTAATATACACCTTAACAAGGACACTTCCTGTTGTAATTGCATACCGTGCAACTGGCATCAGTTCTTTACCTAATTCAATACGCATTTCCTTGAATTTCTTAGAAGCAATATCCAGTTTCGCCTGTTCGGAGGACATCTGCGTGTTGAACTCGTTGAGCACACTTGTACCACTCGCGTAAGCCTGATTAGCAAGAGCCTGCGCCTTTTTGACGTCATCGAGTTTGTCAGCCATGACCGAAAGCACACCTACAGAACGCGAGCCGTCAAGGTTCATCTTCTCAAACATCGGAGCCAATTGCGCGAATCCGCCTTTCGCTTTCATTGCAGCGAAGAAGCGCATCAACGCCTCATTCGCATCTGTCTTCAGAAGTTTAGAGAACTCCTTAACATTCTGCCCAGCAAGCTTCGCAAATTTCGCCGGGTTCTGAAACATCTTGCTAATCAACCCGCTCATTGCCGTAGCAGCCGTTTCGTCCTGCTGCATATTCTGATCCAGGACGGAGGCATAGCTCATAATCTGCTGCTGTGATAATTTCGCTTGTTTACCTACACCGGCAAGACGTGCGGTAAAGTCAACAAGATAGCTACCCGCAGCAGAGGAATTTTGTGCAAGTTCGTTGACAACAGAACCAGTTGCCAACATCGCACCACGCAAGCCCTTAGTCTTATCTTCGCCAAACATTTGCGCGAGCTTACCAATATTCTTCACAGCATCGTCGCCCAGATCATCCCCTAACGCGACGTTTATTTTATCTGCTCCGTCAACAAATTCCTCAACAGCCTGTTTCGTGTGAATACCAAGGCGACCTGCATCTTGTGCAAGTTCATTGAGTTTCTCGCGAGGAGTACGAGTATTCATATTCTTAAAGGTTTCGTTCATCTCCTCAACCTCCTGTTTCGTCTGCCCCGTATATTTCTGAACGTTAACAAGTTCTTCGTCCATCTTCGCAAATTCACTGACACATTGACGCACAGTTAGAGCAACTCCCGACAAAGAAGCAACAGCAGCTATCGCCATCCCCTGCATTTTATTAAACCAATCAGCCGTGCGATTAATCCATGATTGTTGTGCCCTACCCTCAAAGTTCACCTTAGCGAGTTCAGTACGTAAGCGCTTCGCCTGCTCCGACATCTGCTTAAACTCTTCAGTACCACGATCCATGTGCCGCAAGTTTTCGTTGATGATCTTGATAGAATATTGCAGCTTATCTACGGAGGCATGGTCAAGTGTTCGCAAGGTATCATCAACAAGCTTCGTTTCTCGCTGAACAGTGCTCATATCCTTATGTGCCTGCTTAATCTCATCATCGTATTGATCGATAAGCTGGTTAACGCGTTTCTGCTCAGATTCTATTTTTAGAATTTGGGCCTGAACCTCTTTCAGTTGACTAACAGAAGTAGCATAAGAAGTTGAAGACGGATCCTGATTGCTAACTTGTTGCTTCAAATAACTTTCAGCTTCGCGTAATTTATTCAAAGAAGCGTGACCGATATTTGACATAACATTACGCAAATTGAGCATACCAGTTGAAAGCGCTTTAGCCTCTTCTGTAGCCCCACGTTCAGCCTGCTTGAATTCATCAATACGCTCCTTGCATCGTTGTATCTGTACAGCAATTTCAGCATAAAGATTTTCGTCATTCGTCTTCTTCTGCTGCCTTTTAAGCGAACGCACAGCCTTTTCAAGTTGCTCGACGCTGCTGCTATCGATGTGCTTCAACGTTTCAACAACGCTCATCGTTTGATTTTTGAAAAGCTTCAGCTCATGTTCCGCTTTCGATAAATCTTTTCCGAGCGATGCATAAAGTTGCATGTCATTCGCCTTAAAAGCCTCATTACGCTTCTGTTTAAGCGTATCAACTACTTTCTGCAATTCAAGGAGACGATTCTTCACCTCCTCTGAATTCAGCTTGACGGTAGTTGTATAAACCTCATTGTAGCCAGCCATATCAATCTATATTAAGATAATTACTATAAGTTATTTTAGAGTGAGGGTTGTAGTTCACAATCTTAATCTTATACCCCTTTGTCCCCCACTTCCAGAATAGAAATTTATGCTTATATTCGCGTATCACAAAAGTAGAAAGTGAGTCACGTACATGGTAGGAGAGCAAGCTATCACGTAGCGAGAACTTAAATTGTACCCACTTATCGTGATAAGAAAATACACTATCACGCGGAGCAAGCTTCACAGAGTCACTTGCATGAGTAGCAATATCAGACTGAGCAGCGACATCACGAGTCTTCACGTCTAATTCTTTCAGTAGCTTTCTATTTGCGAACTCGCGCTTGTACGCATGCTTACCGATGTTCGAGGCTGGTTGTGTAACGGCGGTACTGCTGTCGTGTAACACCTCGCTAACAACAGACTTATAAGTACGAGCATGGGCCAACTGCGCCTGCAATTCTTTAACCTCATATTGCTTTCTTATCCAAGCCGGATAGACAATAATTGCAGTCGCAATAAGAATCAGTACACCTACAAAAAAAGAAAAATATCTTTCTTTAAGATAATTCAAAATTTTCATATTAACCTCCTAAACAATTGAAGCAACAATATCTATCATTCTACATAATGTGCGTGAATAAAGAGGGTCAGTAGCATACATTCCCCCTTTCTTATCAGAGATACGTTTCGCAAATTCCTTCGGATATAACCGATAAGGCCACGCATCCGCATAAATCTGCTTTTTGAAAAGCGCATTATGATCCTTCAATCCCTCTTCAAGTGTCGCGTAATCACGGAATAGACGCTTACATTTATACACGTAACGCCCACCATTCAGCGGAGTAACAGAAATAATGCATTCAGGCGCGTTAAATTGCTTGTTAGGAGTAGAGAATACCTCGCGAGTAGTGACCAATTGACGTTTGCCTGTCCAGGAACTCCCCACCGTCATACCGAAAAGGTTGTTACCAATCGCACCCTTGCCCCACCCACTTTCCAACATCGCTTGCGCCGTTGTAAATAAAGGAGATATACAATTATCTTTATCTTTTAAGTAAAGTGCACAAGCAGCAGCATATACAGCTTTACAAAATACTTTTTGTTGATAAGTCATAATTATTTCGATTGAATGTTTAGAAACTCAGACAAAAAAGGAATTTTCTCAACCCATTTAATCCGTAAAATGTAATAAATAAAAGCAACGATATACCATGCTGCCGTTTCAGGCTTGAAAATTTTCTTAAGATTCTTCAAGATATTCAGCCCATAGAAGTACATCGCAAGGTAGGTTATCATACTAACGCACTGTTGCGCCTGCACACACTGCTCCTTTAACTTACCTATTTCAAAAATAGAGAGGCAAAGCACAAAGAAAACAGCTGCTTCCAGCCCACAACGCCCCGCTTTTTTAATATCAAAATCTTCGTGATTCGCAATCATACCTGAAAGATATCCGAATACGAAGTTAAGGACGAAAATGAGCGAAAGCGTTTTAAGTTCAGGCTCAATAGGCTTCATAAATGCAAGCAATGCAAGCGTAACACTTATGATAAATTCTTTTATTTTTTCAAACATCATAACAGTAATATTTTATAAAACAATTCAAAGATACGCGCGAAAAAGGCTGTGTAAAAATACGATATATCCCTGTGTCAATTTCACGTGAAATCAACACAGGGATATAATAAAGTCAAGTTGACACTCTACTTTGTCATCCATGCCAGCTTTTCAACCTCTTCAAAGGTCTTATCAGACAATTTGAAAGCTTTAAGCAACTCTTCTACATCGATTTCGACAATATCAACTTTCACTTCCTTTTCAGCAAGTTCTTTGAAATACTCCTGACCTTTCTTATTCCACGCAGCGAACCACGAGTTGATTTCCGCTATTTCACGTTTTTCAGCAGCAGTCATATCACGCACCTCTTCCTTTGCTCGTCGCTCAACTTCCTGCGCTTCTTTTACACGCTGCTGCATCTTCTCAAACTCGGCATCTTGAAGAGTCGCGCGCACCTCTTCGATGTCTTTGTCGTAAGTCTCCGAGACAGGGCGCAAAGCTTTGAGGTTCTTCCACACAGCGAGCATCGCTTCATCACTCATACTGCCTACTTTCAACGCTTTTAATGCTCTGTAGGCTTCAACTGCTTTAATCGTTTCTACTTTCATTCTTACTAAATTACTTTGTTACTTACTTCTCTTTTGCTTCTGTTACACTGACTGTTCCGAGCCTCGATGCATTTGCCTTGCAATACTTTACAAATTTTGTAACATCTGTAATAGCTGCAATGATTTCGTCTTCATCTGTTGTAAGATAACTGATGTTGATACCTCCGAAGTGTGCGAAAGTTGCGAGTTGTTTATTAAGATCCTCGTTACTGCTAACGCTGCCATTTTCGATATTTGCATACTTATCGTTTTCAACTGAAACGATAGCCTTAATAGTTGTACTTGCGCCTACTGCTTCAACACTTGCCTTGAAGCCAGTAATAGCTTTTACTTTTACGTCCATAGTTATTTAATATTATTGATTTGTAAAAAGGTTTAATTCTTTAATGTAGGTTTCTTGCGTTACACTCATAAAAGTATATTCTATTTTGTATCGTTCTTCAGAAGCACGTTTATCAAACATGTGAGTATACTTCGTGCCAGCCTCGACATCTGTAAAGGTAAATGCCTGTTCTCCTATTTTGATAGGAGAGCCTGTTTCGCTTGATGCAAATCTTAAAATGATATAGAAATTCTCATTGTTAGATCTCCGCACATAGTTATCTTTTATTTCTACATCTACGATAATATGTCCTTTAATATCCTCACGCGCTTTGATAGTGAAGTAGTCATTTATGTGCTGTGCTTCAGAAACAATTTCTACAACTGACGGTCTGAAGTCATGTATCGTGTAGAATGTTGCCTGCACGGGAGGTGTGTTGAATGCAAGCGTAGAGGAGCAGAGGAAAACATAGGCTTTATAGTTACCCGTTGCGAAAACCACGCCCTGCATTTCCACGCTTGTTCCCCCGTCTTTCAACGCTTTGTCTGAAGTTTTGAAATAGACAATCTGCCCTGCTGCATTTTTCAGTGCAAGCCCAAGATAAGCCTCTGACAATTTACCGAATTCCTGCAGCGTCAGTTCGTTTTCCGTATCGAGACTTTTTATCATCATCGTAGCGAATACGCTGCCATTTTCATTTGTCTTACTTGCGACAAAAGGCCTTTTGAAAGGTGCAGTCGCAGCATGCTTGTAGCCTATGAAATCAGACAGCCGGTAAGGACACGCAAAGGTAGAGCCTACTTTTACACGCTCCCAGTTGCCCAAGCCTTTATCGTACAATTCTGTCAAGCTTTGTAAAGTGCTGCTATGTGCGATTTTTATACCACATATCCCAACACCCTCAAAGTCTGCGCCCTTGAACCACGTTGCATTGTCACGCCAATGGTTATTTGTAAAATCGAACTCGTCGGAGGTGAACGGCTTATTCAGTTCCACGGGCTTATATTTTGCCCACATATTTATTTTATCACTCCTGCATAACGCTGCAAGGTCGTTGCTTGTTTCGCCGAGCGCAGTCTTCACATCTGCAATAGTGACAGGTGCTTGGATGATGCCGTTTACAATGCTCATACTATGCCTCCTTTCTCTTTATAACAGGTAACACCACCTGTCGCATTAAGAGAACCCTTAACGAGAAGATCACCATTGACAATTAAATCACCATCTACTACGCCGTTTTTGGGGATAAAGTGCCTTAATACTTCTTTTTCTACTGTCACAGTCTTGACTATCGTCTTTACCGTGCACACACCAAACACCTCGGCTAACCACTTTATTAATCTCTTCATGCTAATTATGTTTTAAAAGTTCGACTTCGTTTTCAAGTTCTCTTACCCGTTTTTTTAACCGCTCAACTTTATCATCAACTTGTACAGCTGCACCGAGCGCGAGCGCAATGAGGCGCGTGTCAAGGTAGTTCAGCTTCAGATAGCCATCGTCGCTTGCATAGACCATGCTTTTCAGCATGCTTCCACGGACGCTTTGCGCGATAAAACCGATGCTATGCCGGCCCGTATCTTTATAATCGAACTGCCACGTACCACCGAGCGAGCGAATTATCTGCATACTATCAACCTGCTTGATGTTTGTTTTCAAACGCCTGTCTGACGTTGTGTAAGCCGTTACGCCACCATGCGCTAACACATTACCCGAAAAAGTTGCATTCCTATCAGGAGTTATAGCAAGTGCGTCCTGCCAACCGCTATTATACACGTTAAAATGTAGCTCACTACCCATAAAAAGCGTGTAAAGAGGTCGGTCATTGCAACCAAAATAAACGACATTAGAATTAGAGATAAATAACGCACGTTGATTATGTCCCTCTTTATCTCTTAAGTTAAGCCCTATATTATTTGCAAGGCTCAAATATCCATCAAGAGTAAGGTTACTATATACTTCGCTGCTACTTTCGTGGAAGCGAGCTATGAGGGTGCTGCTGTCCTTTGTAATACCGAAGCCGAGGCTATTGTCAGCACCTCCGCGAATATTACCTATCTGATAGTGCGTGCCATACCACGCGAAATCGAGCGCGTGTCGGATAGCAGCAGCTGTAACAACAGTATTCTTTATAGCACTATTGTTATTTGTTATTGTTTTAATATCACAATTCTCTGTACCAGCGATCAGTATTCGGTCGGCAATTCGTGCAGTGCCCTTTACATTCAGTTTGTAAGGCGAGTCTTTTTCAGTATCTCCAACAACAATATTGCCGTTGTTCAAGATGCTGAAAACATGCTTCGCTGCATTATTCCACAGGAAAAATCTCGTCGGATAACTACCGAACACCCATTCGTTTCCACCAGTACACTGACACCTGTACGAACTCTCGTCGCTTGTTGATGTCAGCTTAACACCAGAAGAGCCAGCATGCTTAACAGTAAGCATCCCGTCGATATTCCCTGTACCATCGAAACTTTGTCCCCAAAGCAGTCGACTTTCCTTTAATTTCGTTGCTGATACAGCGTTGCTATTAAGAGGTAGATAATTACCAGACACAACATCATCTGTTAATTGAGAGAGTTTCGTCAGATTCTTCTCATCCCAAATTTTTATCCATTTTGCGTCTTTAATTAACTTTCCGCCTTCTTCATTTTTGCGATAATATACACTTTCGTTTCGATGTGTAGGAAGTGCGAGTTGACTAATCCAATTTACATTATCACTATTAGACCAGTCCATTGAAATTACATGTCGCCAATCGTCGCCAATTCCGCACTTTGTAGACATTGCAGCATAGTAACCAGCCTTATCAGGCACGAAATCAACACCTCTAAATGTTTTAATCGTGTTGACGATACCATAGCCGTCAATCGTAGTAGGTTTATCTTGTAACTGCGAGAAAGTGTGCGTGTGTGATATACTTGCAGCATCTGTAATGCCGTACCCCTGCAGGGTTGTAGGCTTATTCAACAGAGATGCAAAAGAGTGCGAATGTGCAGCAGGATTGAACTCACTTGGCTTACCTGTTATTTCATTCCAGGCATACGAAGGCTTCGTTGCTGCTTTGGCCCAGGCAGGCACATCGCTTGCAGGCATTGAAGTAGGTTTGTTCTGAATAATCGACCAGTCTACCGAGGTTAACGCGCCACCTTCAACTTTCTTTAATCGCTCATTCAGATCATTGCCGAGAAATGCAGAAAGAACAGCAGTCGCCTTATCAACAGAATAGTCAGCCCAATTGTCCAGGCGCTCATACGACATGCCACTACCTCCGCTACCTTGCATAGAGCCGGCACCGAATGCGGAGATACCCCCTTCAGCATAAAAGTTAGCGGCACCCCCGTCCGCTTTTGAAACCTTAACAGCATTATTCTCCTTATCCCACGATAGGTAAATGTCACCAATCACAAGACGCTGTTCACCCTCTTTTTTCACATAAGGGGTATTCTGATACAGCGACAGCAACGATAACATTGCTTCACCAATACGCGTTGCTGTGTTAGCGTAAGGCATACGCTCATCACGTATCGCCTCGAGTTGCTTAGTAATGCCCTTTATCGTTGCTGTCAAATCACTCATAAATACACTAAAACGAAATAAAAAAGTCTAACGAAAACAAAATTAAAGAAATGTGATGAGAATAAAAATACGCTATAAATTTCTACCGATGCCCACACCCGCAAAAATTTCTTGTAGGCCTGTCGATAGAAGGCCATTGTAAGCCTCGCCGTAAAACGATGCTTCAAATTCGTTCAACCGCATCACAGAAGAATAGTATTTCTTAGCGAACCAATCGCGCTTAACGCGAGGATGGCCACCAGCCATGCGACCTCCCCAGGCAGGGCCAACACGCTTCTGCTTATTTAGTCCATGTTCCTCGCGATACTCTTCACCACCAGGCAGCAGGAAAGGAAGTGTGCCGTTAGCCTCTCGGCA